TTGATAAAGGCAGCCTGGCTGATTTCTTTTCGAGCACTGGTATCATCAGCGCGGCCATTGAGAAATTGTACCAACCCCGCCAGTTGTGCTGGATTAGGAGTTGGTGCCATTCCAGCATCAACTTCAAAGATTTTCATTATCTCTTGGCGCGACCCAACGCGGCAGGTGCGGGTTCCATTCCTGGCTCGGGTGGCAGTTCAGCATCTAGGTCTGCACCCATGTCACCAGCAGCTGACATGTCAGCGCCTGCGGCACCCATGTCGGCAGCACCGGCAGCAATATCAGCACCCATTGCACCAGCGGCTGCTGCAGGAGGTGCTTGGCCTGTTACCACACCAAGCGCAGCGTCAAGCTGCTGTTTGGCACCTTGCAGGTTGCCAACCAATCCAGCAAGAGCGGCTGTGGCATCTGCATTGAATTGTTGTGCTTGTTCCATGCCCACTTGATTCTTGATTGAATCAACCAAGGCAGGTAATTCTTTGAACTGCAACTCTGTCACGTCTTCCAACATGCCTTGCATTTTGTCGACCATGTCTTGAGCAGCCAACACCACTTGTGCTTGTTGTACTTCTGACTCGTTGAGACGTCGCATTGCACGACGCAAACGACTTTCGGCCTGCATCATTGCAGCACCTGCTACCATTTTTTGTTCTTCAGGTGTCAATGTTTGTCCACCTTGTGACTTCTTGAGTGCGGCAGCCAATTTGGGATCTTTTGCAACAGCACCAGCCACAGCAGGCGATGCAGGAGCGCCCGGAGCAGCAGGAGCAGCAGGAGCGCCCGGAGCAGCAGGCGCAGTCGGAGAACCGGGTAGAGCAGCTTCTTTCAAACGGCTGCTCAGTGCTTGTTCCATCATGACCAGCTGTAGATACTTGGGATTCTTTTCACTGTGATGACGTGCAGTGGTTCCGCGATGCTCACGCAACACGCCTTGCACTTTTTGCAACATGGCTTGTGTTTGAGCACGAGTCAATTGATCAAAGCGAATGCGTGATCCAAAGTAACTTTCGAATACTTTGGCGATTTGTTTACTTGGCTTGGGAGCCGATAGTTCTTGCAGTTTCATTATTGAATCCTCTAATTTGTATATATTTAGCTCGATTTACACATTTTTCTAATTCGGTGCTAACTGAGTTGTACTGATCTATTTTGGGTTGCAATTTCATGTTTATGATTTCATAAAAGGTTTCATGCTTGCCACGTTCTGCCAGTGTCTTGCGGCAGTATATATCTGCTGCCAATGCTTGTTTTTTGCGGTCCAACACCAAGATTGAGTTGGATAAATTGTATTGTTCGTGTTTGTCGGCTGTGCACCAGGCCATCGCTGTGCGCTTGGTGCTGAATTCATGTATTTTTCTATCCCAGGTGTTTACAACAAAGCCAGTTGTGTCAGGACATATGTGATATTTGCCAAATGCTATGATACCGCCTTGATCGTCGTCCACAATCATGGATCCGATACTGCGGTGCAGTGCCTTCTCGGCCCACTGTTCTAGTTTCTGATCGCGTGTCATTTTAGTACGTAGTGAGTGACCAAGTATCCCAGGGCCGAGGTCAGAAACACGATAATTCCAATTCCCCAACCAATCAATTGATTGTTGCGATAGTCTCCCATTTTGACCACTGCTTCATGCACACTGCGAATATTGGCTTTTAATTCCACTGTGTCAGTTTTGACATCGTCAATACGCTGTTCCAGTGCATTGTACCGTTGAGCGCACAGTTCAACGTGTGCTTCTAAACTTTTCTTTTCAATATCCGTGGTATCAGCCATGATTACTCCAATGCTTTATTTACCGTAGAGAACCAAATGTTCTGATCACTGCCTGAGGTCAAAATGGTTGGACTCAGGCCAGGAGCTTCTTGCAAATTCAACATCATGGGAACTCCATCACAATCAACTTTGAGTCCACCAAGTGGATCATCGCTGCTGTGTATTTCAAATATGCCTTCAGCTTCGCATTCAAACTCAAAATGCCATTGATTGTTTTCATGCACTGGATCTGTGATATCTTGTGGCTGTGTTCGCAGTCCAATGATTTGTAACAGAGTTTCCCAATTGCGTTGTTGATTGCGTGATCGATTCCAATCAGTCTGATTGTTGACCGACTGTCCTGTTTTGTCAACAAAAGGAATTTCACTTGAACGATAGTGTCCAGTGACTCCGGTTCTGCTGCAATCAAAAAGGGTATGACATGATATCTTCATTCTATGAGTATTTAATGCCAAAGAGAAACCCCGGATTTTTTACGTCCGGGGTTGGTCAATCAATTGGTTATTGATTAAACAGCGATAGCGCCAGTGTAGAACTGAGCGTTGGCATAAGCACTGCTCCACTGATAACCAGTGAAAGCAATGTTGGCTGCTGTCAAGAATGTAGTTGCGTTGGCATAAGAACCAGATGGATAAATTGCCACTGCCAATGCGTTTGAGCTTGACAAAGGACTCACCTGATACATTGCAACTGTGCTGACTGACTGGATGCCTTGCATGGTTTGGTTGATAAAACCGTTGACGTTGCCAACTGCACCAGTGGTTGTGGTCAATGCTGTGTTAGCAAGCAAAGTGTAGAAGTCCAGTTTTGGACCTGCCATTTGCACAGAACCCTGTGCAGCAGCGTTTGCTGTTCCAGCGATGGAACCGTTTGCTACGTCTAACGCAAATACCGGTTGCGTGGTACCGTTTGTTTTTGTAAATGTTGCCATTTTCTTTTTCCTTTAAAGTTAATGATCTCAGTGGACCTGCTTTTATTTAGTCAGATTGGAAAAATCACACCGGTTGCGGATTGTTTCTCTGTCTGTTTTGAGCTGCAAATGCATTGGGGTCAAATCTATTTACCGCCTTTGCATAGCCCACAGGGGTGGCCATAACCCAGCCTTCTTGCCCTGGGTGCTCGGTATCTGCTTGCTGTAGCAGGTGCATTTTGAGATCATGCAACAATATAAATGCTGTGAATGCAGCCGCCAGCGCAGGAGTATTTGATGTGGGGCTGTTTAGATATTCCACAATGTTGCGGAACTTTTGCGGGGTCACACGGGTCTGCAGCCATTCGCCAAAGCCAGGCAATAGTGTTTGTTTGTTGATGGGGGTTCCCACCTTGGTATTGATATAGTCCACACAGAGTTTGGCCAGGTCTGTGATCTTGTGGGTCCGCAGTTCAGCAGGATTAAACAAGGTGTCTATGTTTTTGCCATCAGTTTTGATCAACTGTTTGAGTTGTTTTTCAGCTGTGGTTTCGGACTGCAACTGTCTGGGGCTGGCAGGTTTTTCTAACAGCAGTCCCGGTACTTCGTTGAATTTCACTCCGCTCAAGGGCTGGCGTGCATCACCAACATCAGCATACATTGAGTGTATGGCAATGCCAACGTTGCTGTTGCCAATGCGTTGGCCCAGGGCAGATTTGGCAGGTATTTTGTATTCCACTGTGTTGGGTTGAAACACATAGTTGCCGGCAATCACTGGTGGGGTCTGCATGTACAGCAAATCGCCCTTGACATAGCCTCGGAAGTTGGGCGGAAGAGCAGCTTCCAACATGGGGAACAATCTGGTGTAAATTTCGATCAATTCAGTTCTGTCACCTGAACGCCGGCTTTGTATGTCAGCCATCATGCGAGGGCTGGTGGCAAGACCATCATAGCCTTTGGCTTCAAATCCCGACCCGTCTGTGAGCACAAACTCCCCAGTGGCAGGTTTGCGTCCAAATATCACAGCAGGTTTGCCGTCCCACTTGGCTGTGACTGTGGATGGCTGTTTCGTGGCATGTTGCACAATGGCCAAGGCATCTCGTATGCCTTGTGTGCCACGGCGGAACACCAGGTCTTCCAAGTGTTCAATACCTTTGGCTCGGCCACCCACTCCAGCTTGTTCAGCTTCCACTAGAGCAACATAGCCTTGATTCACAATGCGATCGCGCAAACGTGCCAACCAACTGGCTTCGCTTTCGGCCATGGTCATATCAGGTTCTTGCAGGCCCTCGCGCTGTAGGTATTCGCGAAAGTCTGCCAGTTTTGCATCGCGATCAGGATCCATGGCCAGGGCCTTGTAAATGCTTTCCACAGTGGACAATTGTGTGCGATTGTAGTTGGGGCCCAGTAGAATACCCGCAGCTTCATCAGGATCCATGGTCACTGGCTTTTCTGTTTGTCGACTGATAATGCCCTTGTTGCTGGCCTTGAGTCCCAGAGCCTTGGCAACGCTTGACATCAATATGTTGCGATACATGCCTTTGTATGCAGAACCAGATCCGCCGCCCAACCAGAATGTGCCCCAGTTCATGTCAGGCATGAACATAAAATCAGTTTGCACAAAGCCACGTTTGGCATCACCTTGTATGGGAGTTTTGAAATGCACAGCTTCGCCAGTGAGTCTCACCCACTGCTTGGGATCTTGTTTGTTTTTCACAGCCCAGGCGTCCAGTATGGCCTTGAGTTCAGGTTTGGTGATTTCGTTGGCATCTACCGCAAGATCCATGTCTCCAGAATCGGGCTTGCGTCCTGTGGATCCCAGCCACTTGTGTGGAATACCTTGCGGATCTTTTTCCAAGGTAAGATCCAGTCCGGTGAGCCGTTCCAGCCAGGCCACTGTGGGCGGAATGTCAGCTTTTTTGATACGCTGTGTTACTGGTGTTCCGTCTGCGTTTTTGAATACGTTGCCACCTTCTTTGAGATACATCATGCTGATATTCCTAGCAGGCTGGGTAAAATTTGTTTTAGTTTGGGATCATCTACACTTTTGATTCCAGCTTGTTGCACTGCTGTTTGTAATTTTTTTATGTCCTGTATGCCTGCATTGGTTGCCAGTTCCTTGGCTTGTGGTGTAAGATTTGTGGCTATGCTGCCAGGGGTGACTTTGGGCTGTTCGCTGTTGAATTGCAACAGTTGTTGTGCCGGAAGCACACCATCTTGAGTCAGGTGCAAGAACAAACTGCCCATGTCTGTGCCGGATCTGGCATTCACAGTGGCCTGAAATATTTTTTCAATATCGTTGTCTATGTTCTGTGCAACTTCGGCACCCTGTGATACCACTGCTGGATCTTTGCTGAGTCCGTGTGCCAGTTTGGTGTAGTCGGGTGCGCCGATCATTTGATTGACCATTGCCACCAACTTTGCTTTTAATCTTGCCTGCTCGCCTGCATCAGCTTGACCTATACTGGTCACTGCTGTGCCGGATTTGTTTAGATCTGCTATGGTGCTGGCCACCAATTGCGACCATCCCAGAGCACTTTGTTTGGCCAAGGCCGGTGCGTGCTGTCTAGCATAGTCACTTGCGGCAGCATTGCGATCGCCACTGAAAGCAGTGGCACCGGGGGCAGTGTATCCTGTGCCAGCAAATGCCTTGTTCATGAGCCCCGAGGTCACAGCTGATCCTATGGTTGATACCATGGCACCTACTGCACCGGGCACAACAGCTTCGTTCATTCTTCGATGTGTAATTTCATAGATCTGCATTGGTTCTCCTGACGGACCTAGAGAATTTTCCTGCATCTTTGGTACGTATAGCATTGAGCAATTTACGTGTGAGATTTTCAGCTTGCTCTGCACCAAATTCTGACTCGATTTGTTCGATCAAACGTATGGCACTGGCAATCACGCTGTCAGCTCTGGTTTCAATGATCAGGCGTCTGTCACGCTCTACGTACATCGAATCTAGTTCTTCAAGCAAGCTTCGGGTCTTTTTTTGCATTCAATCTGGGCCTTTGGATTATTTAGTGCTTTTGGAATTCTAATAAATATCTATTATACAGGAATACCCATGACAAGTCAAATCAACCCCAACAACATAGACGGCACCTATCCCGTTGCAGGCCAGCCCAACAATACTCAGGGCTTTAGAGATAACTTTACTGCTACCAAAACCAACTTTTCAGCCGCGGCCACTGAGATCACTGACTTGCAAAACAACGGTATTTTCAAAGCCGCACTGTCGGGCACCACGCTGGACAACAACATGAGTGACAATTTGATCTATGCTGTGAAATTGAATGATGTGAGCTTTACTGCCCTGACACAAACTGCCACATCAGGCACAATTACCATAGACTATTCCGCAGCGGCCTGGCAGACTCTGGCTCCCGCAGGCAATTGCAGCCTGGCATTCACCAACTGGCCTGCTTCAGGATCTTATGGTGTGGTCAACCTTGAAATGGTCATAACCAATACTGCTTACACCTTGACTTTGCCCACATCGGTTGTGAACGGATTGTTGGGTCTAGCAGGCTACAACAGTGGCACCAGAACAATCACATTTTATCAAACTGGTAATTTTACATATAGTTTCAGTAGTGTGGATGGTGGCACCACAATACAAATTACAGATTTTGACAGACCTAGAAATGTATTTTTCAGCCAGGTCAATGTGGCCAACACCACGACATCAACATCAACCACAACTGGTGCCCTGGTAGTGGCAGGTGGCATCGGAGTTGGCGCTAACATAAACATTGGCGGTAATTTAAAAACTTTCACTACTGCTAATGCTGTGGCATTCAGTGCCTTGGACACAGGATTTGTAACACTAAATGCTCCTACAGTAGCAGCCAACACAGCAGGTGCGCTGAACATTGTGGGCAGTACTACTGGTGCATATCAACCCATTTACAGCGCAGGTGGCATGGTTCACATCACCGGCAACGATGGTCAAAGTTCTAGAATGTCCAATGACAGTTTTGGTACTGGAGCTTCATCAGTATTTGTACAACGTTCGGCTAGAGGTACCGCGGCAGCCCCCACAGCGGTACAATCAGGCGACATCCTAGCCAGAATAACTGGCACAGGCTATGGTACCACAGGATATCCCCTGGCCGCAGGCAACATTGGAACCTTGGGCATTGACTTTGTG